TCTAACTGTCCAAACTTAGTAAATTTATTTTCATTATCTAACTTAATAATTTGATTAGGTGTAAGCACACCCTTGTTACTTCTAAAGGCTTGTGTTACTGCATCTTTTGGTATATAAGTCATATCTTTATATTACCTTATATAAAACTAATTCTGCACCTGCATCAACATTGCCACTAGACATAGATACTGATACACCATCAACTGCACTATTTACTTTAAAAATTCCTGACCCTCTTATACCAAGATGATTAGAATTACTATCTAAACTAGTAGTTTTAAAAGTAATATGAGTATTGTCTGAACTACTATTTGCCATGTGGATATAAAATATACCACTTAACTTTTCTTGTGTTACATTTCCTAATTGTTCTGATTGTATTAAAAATTGACTTTGATTTGTATTTTGATAATTTGCAAAACTAACTGCTGCTTTTAAAACATAATATTGTATATCATAATTTGTTGTTGAATTTGCAGTACCACTTTCTGTAAATTGTAAAGTTGGATAAACAGTATTATCTTCAGGTTGTATATTTTTTAAAATAAGTACATAAGGGTCATCACTATTTATACCTGTTACTGTAATAGCACTTGCAGCACTAGATAAAACAGCTTTGTTAACTTGTTGTAATCCCATTAATCTGTCCTTATTCCATAAGTTCTAATTTTAGAAGTACTAAAAGGTCTAGTTTGTGAAATTGCGTGTAATCTAAACCCTGTAATTTTATCTTTTGTAGTATAAACTCCAATACCTGCACCACCACCTGCACCACTTCCAAAAGAATAACTATCTTCCCAAGCAACAAAAGTATAACTTGTACTATCAGTTGGATAAAATACATAGCATACAAAACTTGTACCCTCAGGCTCTTGGTCGGCTTGACCTAATTTTTGAATATATGTTCCATTTGTACCTTTTTCTTCGCCAAAACTTGTATAATGCCTCACTGCTAAATTTGCAAAATCATATTCACTTAATGTTATGACACTTCCACCTGAATTAATAAACCTAATAGCAACATCAGTAGAAGCAGTACCATTTGTAACCATTTGAGGAACTACAATTTTATATATATCAAAATCGCTTGTAAAAACATCTGTTACATCAACAGTAGATACAGAACTACCAACAGTTGTTTCATTTAAAAATCTAAGATTACTCATTGTTTTACTCCATAAAGTTTTATAGTACCCTCATCAAGATTGACATTACTTTCAACCTTAAATTGTAAAGCATTTATTGTTTCTGCAACTGTATATGCACTATTACCAAAAGTTGAAGAAGGTTGGCTATCTGCCGAATAACGCCCAACTGCTTGAAATGTAACAAAACTATACTTGCTACTATTTCCTAAGTTATAAAAGTAAGCGTGTCCACTCCATTTATAACTACCCTGTTGGTTTCCACATAAATGCCCATAGCTTGATACATTGGATAATTTTACTGTTGTTCCACCTGCTGTATTAAATTGCCCTGTACTTGCATAATTGCCAGTTTCAAATGTAGAACCACCATCATTAGATACTCTATAATAAGGTATTTGGTCACCTGATACACCATCCATACTCATACCTTGATAGGTTAAATAATGCACATCATATTCGGTTTCTTTTATAGAAGTAAACTCAACTGCTGTTGAACTTGAAACTGTTGTACTTGCAATAAGTTCTAAGCTACCTGATATATGTCCTGCTTTTTCTAATTCATAAACATCAGAAATAGATAATATACCTTGATTTTTAACTTGTTGTTTTATCTTGGTAGAAGTATCTCCCAAATATCCAAATGACATTGGTTACTCCTAATCTGTTATTTCAAGATAACTTGCAAAAAATTCTATAGTTGATGTTGCTGATGCTTTTACTTGTATTTTATCAGTTGCCTCTAAAACTAGTTTAGAAGTTCCTAATACATCTAATGATGTATCAGCAGGAACTGACATAGTAGAAGCAATATATGAATCACCTGAAGAACCATCTACGACTCTCACATCTACAGTTGCATCATTACTTCCATGTACATTAGTTGCTCTAAGCATTAAGACTATTGCCTCGTGATTAGCATCTAATGCAGGAATTAAATCTGCAAGAGATGTAGTTCCATCTGCGTATGCGTTCTTAAATACATTTGCCATATTATTCCTCTTATCCTAGTGCTATTATTAATCCAATATCTGCAAAGCCTTGTGCTGCTATTGTTGTGTCAACAAAGTCTTTCACTGCTGCTGATGTTGGAATTGTTGTTTCGTTGTCGTTTGATGCAATGCCATCTGATTGTGTTACCAATGTAGCTGCTGCAATCTCAGAAGTTGTTATATCACTTACAGTAAATGTAAGGTCGTATGGGTCACCATCTGTACCATTATCAGTATCGGTCCAGTTGATGTCAATACCACCACCTTCAACAAACTTAACTTCTCTTTGTGTATAAACTCCTGATGCGACAGCAGGTGCAATGGTAACTTCATCACCATCACCATCTTCTAATACGAAACCTTGTTGTATAGCATCATGTGCCTCATCAAAATGTTGTTTTACTACAGCTAATCTGACCTTTGTACCTGAAGCGTGTGTTGGGTCAGTTCCATGCTTTGAATCTATATCTCTAGTTACAGTAGCTGCTGCGTGGTTTGTTCCTGATGACCAAAGAACAACTTCTCTGTTACTGTCATTGTCAGGGTCTATAACTAAATATACAGGTGCATCTACACCTGGGTCATCAGTTAAATTAATTGATGTACCACCACTTGCTAGTTGTGCTGCTAATGTAGTTTCAAAAGCGTTTACTAAATTAGTTTCTCTTGCTACCATATCTCTCCATTATATACTATTTTATTATCCAAATCTCATTATTCCTAAACCTTTTACACCGAAAATATCTCCTGATGTTACTTGGCTAAAGGTTTGTTGTCTTGTACCTCTGACAGTGAGTATAGCATATTGTGTTACGCTGCCAACATTTGGATTACTTTGTATTGGATAACTTATTTTTTCTACAACACCTCTTACTATTTCTGCAGGGTCATAAAGTTCTAAAGTTACAGCGTTTCCTTCTTTATCTTTCAGTGATTGGTATATTGTTTCACCTAAGTTTCTAACAAGTATTGGTTTTCTAAATGGTCTTTCTACTCTGTCAGATATGTTTACAGGTATTTGTACAACTACAAGTTCAGGTCTTGCTAATGCTCTTACTCTAAATGCTTTAAATTTTGGAGTGCTTACTTGCGTAGGAGATTTTAAAACAACTTTTACCACTACATACCTAGCTACTCTTTGTAGCTGCACTAATTCTTCACCAACACCTGATTCTGCATTGACTTCTAAATCCCAAGTAGAATCATTACTATCATTTATAGATTCATATTTATTTGATAAATGTAACTCAACAGTATTACCATCTGATAACTCTTCTACTTCAACACTTGCTTCTACAAATTGTTTATTTTCAGCAGTAAAAAAATCTGCAGGAGCTGCTATAATAAATCCTTCTTGTTCAAATGTATTAGTCTGTTGGTAAACACCATCAGAAGTTACAGTAAATAAAAACTTTTCATTAACATTAACAATATTATTAACAGTTCCTCCTGCACTAGCTTTGTAGTATCTAGCTATACCTGCTGTAGGTAAATAATATCTCCACAAAAAACTTGTACTTCCTGATTCTTTTATACCTGTATAAACACTATCTCTTGTTGTAAATAAAGCATTAGGTGAATTATCTATACCATCTACATCCCATTGTTTTATTAATTGATTTTCTGCTAAAACATATAAGTCATCTGCAACTCTCAAATTTGCACGATATAATCTTCCAATAACTTTGCTACCTGTTTGTAGTTCTTTTGTACCATAAAAAATTATTCCCTGCGATTCAATAATACATGTTGGTTGTTCACCTGATATTTCTGTTTGTCCTTTAAGAGTAAGTGTTCCTGAAACATCTTTTAAAGAATATATTCTACCATCTGTTGCTGTTGCCAAAACTACTGCACCTGCATCTGTAACATCTGTAAATGTTTGACCTGATGGCAGTGTAATTATTGCAGAGCTGACTGTTGTGTTTCCATCATACTGATGCAAAGCATTTCCAATGGTTACAATGAAAGTATTTTTAACAGAAAATATTTTGTCATAAACAGCAGCAGACATTTTTTGTGTAGATGTTCCACCACTTGTTAATGTTTCTATTTCACCTGCAGAACCATTATTAGCTGTTATATATAATAAATCTCCATGTGCAGCTAAACCTTTTATCTGATAACCTGCAGTCAAACCCTCTGTTACAGTGCTAAATGTATCTCCACCATCATCTGATTTGTATAATGTTTCATCATCAGATACATATATTCTTGTACCTACTACTGCCATGTGACTTACAGCAGAAGATAATGCTTGTTCTTTTTCTGTAGTGTGAAGTAATTGTACATTGTAACCTTTACCTAAATCTGTATTAAAAACATCAACACCTTGACTATCCCAAAATCTTCGTACATCATTAGGATTACCATTTGCTTTATGAGCATTATCTAAATTAGAACCTCCACTAAAATCATTTCTTGAATATATACGACCTATGTTTGATGTAAAGTCTTCAGGATTTTGTCTTACATTAACACTAGCATCAGCAACATCCGAAGACTGTATTGTCATTTCTCTACCAGGACCAATAGCACTTCTATATAATTGATTGTCTACACGAAAGTCATAACCTTTTCTTTTAGGATTACTTTCCTCTGCTTGTGTTGTAAGTCTAGGCATTATGCCTGTATTCCAAACACCATTCCATCAACTGATACTGCTTCAGGATATTTGGCTCTTAAAAATTTTCTTGCCTGATTTATAAGTAGTTGTTGATATTGCAACAAAGAATTTCTTACACTATTAGAACTACCTACAGGAAAATTAGATACTGCTAACTGGTCTGTTATATAATCTGCTGTAGCTGTAGGTATATCTCTACCTGCCATTAATTGTGCTGCAACACCTGCCATAATTATAGGTTCGTATTCTTGTTCTAAACCAACAGTTGCTAATGTATCTGATTCAGAAGTTGGTTCTATAAACTTTTTTTTAAATGTTACATGTGCTGTATGACCTGATGCTATACCTGCAAACTGTATTGCGTGTACAGTAGAAGGACCTGTGGAGTATGTAATTGTTCTTGATACACCATCACTATCTGTGTATGTAAAAGGATTAGGTAATTCAACAAGTGAACAAGTTACAGGTGAAAAGTTGACAGCAGTTGTGTCTGCACCTGAACTAAAATCTGTGTATTGTGATATTGCACTAAGTATTGAAACAATGTAGTTGTGTGTTCCTGGTGCATCAAAACTTCCTAAAAGCGTATATCCTGTTCCTGTGGTTATTGATTGTGTTTCTACAGCAAATAAAGTAGGAAACAAATTATTTATTTGGTCAACAACTGCATCAAAAACTACTTTCCTAGGAAAAGGTGGTGCTATTTTTAAAACACTACCATCTGCGTGTGTGGTAGCAGTAGTTCCTCTTACACCTCTTACAACTGTAACTTTGTTACCAACTGTATCTAAAGAAACACAACGCATTAGTTCTTTTCCACACTCTATAATTGTTCCTGCATCCATGGCATCTTCTTCTTCTTGTGTAAGTAAGTCACCATTAAATGTAATTTCTGTATCTGATGCACTTAATTCTGAACCCTCATTTAATGTTGTGTAAGATGTTAAGTCATCCATAGGTTCAAGGTATTCTCTGTAAATTCTATCAACTAATCCTTGTATATTTGTACTCATTAAGCTGCACCTTCCTCTACTAATTCAGCAGCAAATATCGCTTGACCGAATGCACCTAACGCAAATAAACCATCATTTGCTGTTATTGTTGCATTAACAATAGGAAATGAAGGTTCTAATGGTTGGTCAGGAATACTCTCTATATCAAGATTTCTTCCCTCTTTAAGTATTAAGAGCATACTCATTGTTGCTCCTAACTATGTCTAAAGTGTAATATTATTGCTCTATCTGCAGCTTCACTACCATTTGATGTAACTCTAATGTAACCATTACTTGCAAAAGCCCAACCTGATGGGTCAACTCTTACAACATCTCCTGCTGAAACTGTATAACTTACTTCAGTTCCATCTGTTTCTTTTACATCTGCCCATGAACTGTTATCAAGTGCAAAGTCAAATGTAACAGCAGTTCCTGTCATTGCTGCAGGAAATTGTATAGCACAAAGCAACATTCCTTCAGCTTTTACTCCTAATGAATTACTTGCATCTGCAGATTGGTCTATTAAGGCTTGTTTTGATTTAATCATATCTTCCTCACTATAGCAGAAGAAAAGGGTGGAGGTGGAGTTCCACCCTAATCTTCAATTTTAAATTACGATACTGCTTGAATCTTGCAGTGATATGAAGGAGGTCCGAACTCGAATCCCATCTCCATATAAATTGCTTTACCAATTCTAGCGTTTGCATCTTGGTCTAAGTCACGAACAAACACAGTACCAAATCCTGGGATGTTGGTGAATACTGGTTGTATGTAAGCTAGGTCTAAGATGAATGCAGTATTGTCAGGTAGGATATCAGGGTCGACAACCATCATTCCGATTGAACCGAATGGGGTTACGATTGTGTCAATATCTATACCTGCAACATTTCTATCTCTAGGAATGATTGCTCCTGCTATATCAACTGTACCTTTAACAAGCTCGTTGTTAAGGTCTAATAATTGTGCAGGAGAAACTGCCAACACAGGTTGTTTCATTGGTGCATGGTTATCATACATTCTTTTTAACGCACCTGAAATAGTTGCGAAAGAAAGAACTTGCGTTGAACCACTACCATCACCATTTGTGTCATTGTAGAAACAGTTACCACCTAATGGGTTAACTGCTGCTGAGTTTGAAGCGTTCTTGTTTAGTGTAATCCACACATCAAGACCATACATTTCTCTAGTTCCATCTCCTGGTGTTGTATTAGCACCATCAGAGAAAGAACCATTGAATGCAAACCACTCAACTTCTCTTGCTACTTTTTCCATAGCTTTTTCAAGCTGTAATGCAAATTCATCATTTATTGGGCTACCACCAAATAATGCTAATTCGTTTGCTGCTGTAACAGTTCCATCACCATCTGATTGATTGATAATGTCTGCTGACAAAGCAAAAGGATTTTGATTACCTGTGGATGCTAAAGCTGTATAAGTCATTTGTACACCTTTATGGAAAATCTGAGTTACATAAGTATATGCAGCTCTATCTCTTCCAAGATATTCTGTAGGTGATGAACCTTCTTGTCCTTTAGTAGGCTCTGTAGAAATGGTTGCATTATCTTCTACTTGGACTTGCCAAAATGTAGAGTTTAATACTTTACCACCATTTAAACCACCGACTGCTGAAAGCAAAGGTGTCCTTTGACCACCAACTTTAAACAATTCCCCACTAAAGTTATTAATGTTTTGTGCATAAATCGTATTGTTAGTTAACGAAATATTTGCCATTTTTTACTTCTCCTATAAGTTAATTGTCTAAATTGTTTGAAGAAGTTTAGAAAATCTATTTAGAGTTTTTCTTCGCTTCCTCTATGACAGATAACTTGGCAGCGATTGAATCACGCACATTTCCTGATTTTTCTATTTCACGAACCTGACTAATTACATCATTATCGTAGGTATCTACAACCGAGTTTGCTTGTATGTTATTTAAGCGTTCTTGACTTTGTTCTGTACTTTGCACAGCTTCTTGTAATCTGTCTTGTTGCCCAAATTCAACTCCAAACTCTTCTGATGCGTATGCCTGGATTCCTTCTACAGTCATATCACCTTCGTACATCATCTCAACTGCTTTGCCGACACCTTTTGTGGTGTCTAACCCTGCTGATTGAAATACTTGATTTCTTTCTTTAGCTTCAAATTCTGCGATTTTACCTTCGTAGAGTTCAAGTTTTTCTCTCATCTCTTTCCAGTTCTTATCACTGTTTGTAGCTTGTTCTTCTGAGTTATTAAGCTCTTCTGTCATTATTCTATTGTCCTTACTTCACACATTTTTTTACAAGAGGTGTATGAGTTACCTCTGAGTGTTTCCACCCTTTTATACTCTACTGTTTTTATTTGACAGGTCTTGTCAGTAGGCATCAAGACCGATTACAAAATCCAGGTCTAGTTTAAATTTCGGACCTAGGTACAAAATAGCTACAGCTATTATATCATAAAAAAAGTAAATGCAAGTTGTTTAAACAGCTTTAAGATTCTATAAGTCCTGTGACTGCACCTGTTGTAGCTTGTGTTGCACCTAATGAAACTGCACTAGCAGACTCTTGTTGCCTAATAATATTTATTACTTCTCGTAATTCTTCTGATTGTCCTAGTTCTGTACCCTCAATAATATCTTGAATAGTTGGTACATTTCTACCTTGTGATAGTGCTTGTTGTTGTATGGACCTTACTTGTTGGAATCCTCTTCTTGCTGCACTTACACTAAGACCTAAATCTTTTAATTGTTCTGCTACTTCTACAGATATATCCTCACCTGCAAGTAATGCCTCTGCACCTATCTGTGCTGTTTCTATTCTTTCTGCAACTATATCTGTTGATGATATTGTTCCAGAAATAATATCTTGACCTATCTGTGGGTCTATTGCAGAAACTAATATTTCTTCATCTGTTAGGACACGATTAAAGTTTCTTAAATAAAACTCTTTTACCTCTGGTATAGAACCTAATACATTACCTCTTACTGATTCTATTCTTGCTCCTAACTCATCAGGTGATACAACATTTTCTATAAGTTGTTGTTTTCTTTCTGCTGTAAGAATAACATCTGGATTTATATTGATAGCTTCAATCTTTCTTCTATATCCATCCTCTATCTGTCTGTACTCTGCCTCAGTATATTTAACAGTTGCACCATCTGGATTTAAGTTACCTGCAAATGCTTGTTTGTATTCTGGTGTTTGTCTAACTGCTGATATAGCTGTTGATTCATCTTCTCCTGATTTTAAATAATTTTCTACCCATACATCTAATAAAGGTTGAGATAATAAATTACCAAATTTTAATTTACCTATTTCTGCAATTCTATTTTTTGCTGATTCAGTAAGTTGTGTTGAGTCACTTTGTTTTGGTGTACCTGCTGTACCTGTGTAGTTAGAACCACCTAATGTAGTAGATGCAGCTAGTGCCTCTTCATAAGACTCTGTATATCCTGCTGTTTCTATAAGCAAGTCTGCTCTTTTTCTATCTACTGTAAAACCTGTAAGGTCATCTTTTCTAAATAGTTTTACCTGTGCCATTATGTAGGTACTCCTCTTAATACTCCTGCAGGACTTACACCAAGTGAAGCTGCTGCATCATCTGTTATGCTGTCTAATACTTTAGCGTTATTGTTGTTAGCACCATATATCAATGTTAATTCTGCAGCTTTAGTTGCATCATTTGCAGAAAGTATTTCATAAAACACTGGTGATGTTTCACTCATTCTTTCACCAAGTTTATTAAATGTAAAGTTTCTCCATGGAGTAGCTATATCTTCGTATGTTAAATTTTCATCATAAACACTTGTAGGAAAAATAGTTTTTCTTATTTCTTTAAATCTATTATTAAGTAATTCATTACCTACTTCTGGTGATTCTGCATTTCTATATAATTTTGCTAACTCTGCTTGTGTACCAGAATCTAACTGACCATACAAAGGTCCTAACCATTTGTATGATGAGTTTTGTACTGTTGCATATCCAGACCTAGTTTGTGCTAATACACCTTTACCTTGTAACCAATCAGTAATTTTGCTGTCTATCTTAGGACTTGTACTATCTTCTCCTAGTTCATTTACTTGGAAAGCAGCATAAGTTTCTGTAAACTCTCCTGTTGTTACCATATCTCCAAACCACTGACCAAATGTTTTACCTGTATTTTCATCTACTATTGCATCTACATTAGTTACACCTGCATCTCTAAGTAATTGTGAATAAAGTAATCTGTTTTCAGCTACTAATGATTTTGCATCAGCAGGTAAATTTTCATCATCTATACCCCTAGCTTTAGATAACACCAACCAGTCTATGACTTCTTGTGTCTGTGTTTCAAACCAATCTGTTGCCTTCCACTCTTCTTGTGTGATATCTCTGTCTTCTACTAAACCTTGAATCCACAAGTTTCTAACTTCTTCATCTGTTTCTAGCCAAGGTCTTGCATCAATAGCTGCTTCCATCAACTCCATAAAACCATTAAAAGGAGAATTGCCTTGAACAATAACATCTGTTGGTAGTTCTGCTAATGACACACCAAACAATACAGAGGTTGTCCATACATCATCATTTACTGTTTTTGCAGTAGGTTTTCTTCTACCACTATAAAACTGATTTATCTCCTCATCAGTTGCTTCATAACGCATAAAGAAAGGTTGACCTGGTACTTGCCATACAACATATTTTTTACCATCTCTTACCCATATTTGTGTATCTTGAAATGATTGTGGTGGTGAAGTAGTTGGAGTAGTTGTAGTTTCTGTTGTAGGGTCAGAAGTAAATGTATAACCCTCTTCAAACCTTAGTGTATCTCCAGGACTAAAATCTTTAGATTCACCTTCTGAATTGTAATATAATACCATTTTTTATTTCTCCTGTGACATACTAGCAGGTTGTTTAAACACACTTTCAATTATAGGTTCACTAATCTTCCATGACAATGACCATGTATCACTTATCTCACCCATTTCTTGAAATGTATCTTTACCTAATTGTTTAAAATCATCTAAATTATTAATACCACCAAATATTGCTCCACCTGTTTCATTTACAGTTCCTAAACCTTGTTTTTGTCTTGCTTTATTTAATGCTCTACCTACATCTGCAAGTAGTATTGTTGATTCATAAGCTACATAAGCAATTAAGGCAGGTACTGATATAGCACCTAAACCTAATCTCGGTAACATTCGTACTAAACTTTGTTCAATTACAATATCACCTGGGTCTAATACTTGTGCTGCTCTACCTCCAATTCCAAATGCTTTACCTACTACCTTTTTAGAATTTTCTAATATTGTGTTAAAAATTTCTGGTGCATCTTTAACTACTTGTGTAAATCTTTTGTACCCACCTTTACCTACAACTTCAGATAAATCTGTCGTTGTATCTTCTGCAATATCAACAAGTCTACCTGATTGATTTATTGCTTTATTGTTTATATCATCTACTACATTTGTAGGTGTAGGTGCTAATTTTATTCCTTCTACATTGTCTAAATTAATATTTGCATCTTTAGGTATGTATATATCTAATGTTTCCCCTTGCGTTTTACCTTGTTTTAACAATCCAATCATTTGTACTTCTATCAAATTGCCATCTTCCAGTATTGTTATGGGTATGCCTTGTTTATTAAAACTGGCTACTAATTCTCCTGCAGGTCTTGCGTGTAGTCCTCTTTCATCTAATACCTCTATAGTTATAGGTTTATAGTTTTCTATATCTAAAGTTTCTATATCATCTACTACATTTGTAGGTGTGTCTATTTCAGTTATTCCAATATTTGGGTCTAATGGATTATCAACAGCTTGGTATATAGGATTATCAGATTTTATTGGACCAAATTCAAAACCTACTTCATCAGGAAAGGGTTCGCTAAATACAGTTTTATCTTTAAAATAAGCATCTATTTTTTCTGCAGCATTTTTAGATGCTACAAAATCAGCATCTCTTGAAGAGTTATCCCATAATCTTGTATATTGTCCACCAGCTTCTGTTTCTTTAAGCACTTCATCAAACCATTCATTTGCATCATCAAAACCATAGTCCTGTGCTTTGTTAAACATATATTCACTTTTTTCTTGTCCTACAAACTTTTCAAATATCTCTGAAATATTGTTACTCATTTGAATAGATGGCATTTCATTTGCAGATGTAGCTATTCCAGTGTATTGATAGTATTCTTCATTTAATAATATTCGTTCTCGTGTTGATAAATTATTGTATACATTTTGCCCTAATATAAATTCTTTAGCTTTTTTTGGAAACTCTTGTAAAAACCTTTGGTGCATATCTCTTAACTCTTGTATGTTTGTTGGTGGAATATATTGTCTTTCAATACCTGGTAGTTGAGCAGCAGGTGGAGGAACAGGTCTACTGTATTCCAATGCTGCATATTTGTTTGTGTTAAATGATGGTCTGTTAAGTGCTTCCAACATGTCTATGTAATCTTGACCATAATTGATTAACATTCTCATTTCTATACTTTCAGGCATTACATGTCGTATGCCATTGTAAAGTTCTTGTCTGTTTAAATCTCCTATTATTGATTCAAATTGATAATCTAAAGTACCAAACTCTTCTGCACCATCTAAATATTCACTTAATTGTTGCAAACCATCTTCTTGCTTTAGCATTTCCATTATCTTTACTCGGATTACTAGAGGTTGTTGTCCTGGAAATGAGGTTGATGCTTTTCTGTCTAATGCAAAAGCATCTTTGTAATAATTTATTATTTTTTCTTTAAGTAAACTTTCATTTCCTTTTTGTGGTATAGATAACACCTCAGTAAAGAATTGCTCTAAATCCATGTGATGCCAGTCGTTTTCTAAAAACTTTTTTAATGCTTGTTGTCTATAAAGTTGTGCAGGTGTTAAATCTTTTAAATTACCTGCTTGGTTAGAAGGGTCTATTATACCTTCTAATAAATTATTGATAATTCTATCTTTTTCGGAAATAAGCTCTTCTATTTCCATAGTTATTTCTTTAGAAATGTATTTTTAAATTTTTTAACATCTTCCTTTGTGTAACCATTTGTAGGTGCTTTGTCACGATTCTTTTCTAAATCTTCGTAATATCCCATTACTTACCACCCAATATTTTAAATGCTTCTTCAAAAAACTCTTTATCTTTAATAACTATTGGTCTTGCTTTTTTTCTAACAGGTCTAAGTCCTTTTTCTTTTCTTTGTTTGTTAACTTGTTTCTCCATCAAATTTAAAGATAAATCATAAAACCTATTTGCTTTCATAGATAAATCTTGTGGTGGTGTTCCAAACATGTTTGTTACACCTTCACTTCTAGTTGTTGTATCTATTTCTTCATCTTGTTCTGGCATTGTTGTAGTAGTTGTAGATGGTGTTGGACTAGGGTCAAAACCTTCTTCAGGAACTGGTATTCCTCTGTCTGGGTTCAAAGCACCTAGCTCAACATTTAATCTATTTATAAGTCCTGGAAAGTTTTTTCTATCTTCATCTGTTATAGATGTATTCCATATTTCAGCAACCTCATCTTCATTATCTAATAACAACGCATCATAAAATTTCTTACTAGATAATTTACCTGGTCTGTTGTATGTACCTATAACCATGACATCAAACTGTTCTTGATTAAATGTAATACCATAATTTTTTAGTCTTTGATTTACAATTCTTTGTATTTCTTCCAAATCTTTTGCAAGTAATTCATTTGCTTTTTCTTCGGTTATAGTGTCACCTAATTCAAACTGTTCTCCACCTGATGTATTACTGTGACCATAACCTATTGATATAGAATCTCCATCTTGATATGCTTCTAATCGCAACTCTTCAAGTTCTTTTATAATTTCTATGGCAGGTATTGATGCTTCTAAGTCCATATTATCCTCCTTCTGCTGCTGCTAAACCTCTAAGGTTTCTTTGCATTCTAGCAAAAGTATCATCTTCTTCTTCTGCTTTTTCTGCTAATGCTTCTCTAGGTGCAAATATTTCATCAAGAACATCTTCACCTGCTTCTGTCAATAACTCTGGGTCTGGTTCTTCTGCTTCTACTTCTGGAACAAACATTGTTTCTCCAGTCAGTGCGTTGTATTGTAATCTCTCTGGTTCTCCAGGTTGTAAATCACTAAGTGATGAAGCATACTCTTCTGCACTTACACCTAGCTTCTTCATAATTATTTGTTTCTCACTTGTAGATAGTGGACTACCTTTTCTTACTTCTGCACCTGCCAACATATCATCAACAAAATCTGTGAGGTCTTCCTCTGAAAATTCATAACTACCTGTCTGGTATGCTCTTTGAGATTGTGCATAATCATTTAATGATTTAGTAGCATTTAGCCAAGACATCTTACCACCATTGTTCATACTAAATTCCATAGCAAGTTTTAAACCTTTGAGTGTTTCTGCATCTGCGTAAGTTCCATAGGTCTTATTCAAATCTATAAGTCCTGCATTAGATAATAAATTTTTTGTTTGTATTCGTAAAACAGGAGGTAAAGCATTGAATTGTTTCAGTACATCTCTTTGATAATATACATATTGAAATGCCTCTCCAGAACCAAATATTTCTCTTCTTTCTTTTTGATATAAGTCACTCGTTAAAAACTCTTCTGCAGCAACATTTTTTACCAAAGGGTCACCACTATCTGGGTCTGTTTTTGCTTGTCCACTCTCATCATATTGAGGTACTTCGTATGTTTTTTGAAAACCTTTACCTAGTGGTTTATTAGGGTCTTGTACTTCCATACCTAATAAATCTGCTATCTCTTGTGCAAATTGAGTTGCATTACCTGAACCTGGTGCAACCATACTTTCTGTAGGCTCTGCTATGTTTTCTGGTGATTGTATTTTACTGTCTTCTTCTACCTCATCTGGCATAAGATATGGTAAACCACCTGTTTCATTGTTATTGTCATCTTCTGCAGGGTGTCCTGGTATATGTGGCATTAGTTGTCGACTCCAAATCTATTTAACTCATAACTAAATACTTCATCAAATACTACCATAAACAAAGGTTGTTTTGCTATAATCTCATACCCTTTGTCATATAACTTCATTCTTACTGCTTGTGCTTCATTAGTATCAGATGTAACCAACCAGTTTACAGCGTTTTGTTCATTAGGATAATTCTTTTCATCCTGTATAGTGTCTATTGCTACTTGTCTAAAATCTACATATTCTTTTATAAATGGTGTAATATCAAACTCTGCAAACCTTGGGTCTTCTACTGCTCTTACTAGAAAATCTACAAGCACTCCATTTTTTAATCTTTCTGGTAATTCACCACCTAATACCTTATTCATCTGTTCTGATTTACCATAAGCCATAGGAAACCAATTACCCAGTTTTGCATCTATCACTGCATTTGCAGCTTGTATATTTTCTGGTGTGTCTTTCCCTGTAGCTATAAGAGTTTGTAGCTTGTCATCTTTTGCTGCTCTGCCCATAATTGATGCTAAATATCTTTGCACCTCTAAGTACATCTCATCTTCATTTTTAGGAGTTATCAATCCCATATATTTCACAGCTTGATAACCACTGAAATCTATCTTACCTTCATCAATATTCCTAGAAAAATATACAAGTACAGGACCATAGTCTGCAGCTAATTCTGGATGGTCATTTACAAATTCATATTCTTTTGTAGTTCTTGGGATTCTACCTGCCTCTGATACTGTTTTACCTCTAACTTGTAAACCTGCAGATGTTAGTTGTTCGTTTATATCATACTTATCTAAACCAAGTAATCTAACAACTTCTAATAATGCGTAATACTCTCCTTGTTTTGGTCCAAGTATAGAGTTCCACTGTTTTCTCATGTCTTGATAAAAACCATGTATTGCA